CAAGCCGATCTACCACGCGCAAGTCGTGCTCTATCAAGCCTATCTGCAGTTGCACGAACACCCGGCGATCTTCACGGCGATCAACGCCGACACGATGGAGATCTACACCGAGTTGGTTCCCTTCGATGCGGCGCTGGCACAGCGAATGTCCGATCGCGGTCTGCGGGTGATTTCCGCAACCGACGCTGGCGAGTTGTTGGCACGTGGCTTCCACGACCCCACGCACTTCGAGTGCCGCATGTGCGCCTGGCAGGACCGGTGCTGGAGGGCCGCAGCATGACGAACAGCACTCTGAATGATGTTCTGCGTGAGCGTCTGGTCGATGCTCGGGAAGCGGCGCACTGCCTGAACCTGCAGATGTACCTCCTCACCCATCCGAAGGAGCGCGATCGTCTCCAGGTTCCGCACTACCGGGTAGGCAAGCTCCTGCGCTTCAAGTTGGGCGAGCTGATGGTGTGGATGGAGTCTCAGCAAGCTGCTGCCACAACGAGCAGTGAGGAGGTCGTCGATGCTTGATTTCAACGACGACCCCGCTGAAGCGTCCATGGATCTCGGAGCACAGCGCGATGCCGTGCGTGCCGATCTGCTGGTGCGGCTGGAGTCCGTGCTCTTCACTCTGTTCCCGGCAGGCAAGAAGCGCCGGAGCAAGTTTCTGATCGGCGACGTGCTGGGCAGTCCGGGCGACAGCCTCGAGGTGGTGCTCGACGGCGAGAAGGCGGGCTTGTGGACGGATCGCGCGACAGGCGATGGCGGTGACATCTTCGATCTCATTGCTGCCTATCTCGGCGTCGACGTCCTGCACGATTTTCCGAGGGTGCTCCAGCATGCCGGTGATCTTGTGGGGCGTGTGCCTGCCATGCCCACACGCAAGGCAAAGAAGGAAGCGCCTGTCGATGACCTCGGCCCGGCCACCGCCAAGTGGGACTACCTCGATGACGCAGGGCAACTGATCGCGGTCGTCTACCGCTACGACCCGCCCGGGCGCAAGAAGGAATTCCGCCCCTGGGATGCCAAGCGTCGCAAGATGGCGCCGCCCGAGCCTCGCCCCCTGTACAACCAGCCCGGGATGGTGGCGGCCGAAACGGTCGTCCTGACCGAAGGCGAGAAATGTGCGCAGGCACTCATCGAGGCCGGCGTGGTGGCGACCACGGCGATGCATGGTGCCAATGCGCCAGTGGATAAGACCGACTGGACGCCGCTTCAAGGCAAGGCCGTCTTGGTCTGGCCCGATCGTGACAAGCCAGGCTGGGAGTACGCCATGTCGGCCGCGCAGGCGGTCTTGACCGCTGGCGCAGCATCCTGCGACGTGCTGCTGCCTCCGGACGACAAGCCGGAAGGGTGGGACGCTGCCGATGCCATTGGCGAGGGATTCGATATCCAAGGATTCATCGCCTCTGGCCCGCGCATGTGCATCAAGCCGCTCAACACCGCACGGACGCAGGAAGCCACGGTGTGGGCGACGGACGATGCCTTGGCGTTGGCATTCACCTCCCGCTACGCCGACGATTGGCGGTACTGCGCTGCGTGGGGTAAATGGCTGGTGTGGACCGGCAGCCGCTGGCAGCCCGATGAGACTCTGCTGTCGCACCACCTGATCCGCTCTATCTGCCGAGAGGCGGCGCTCAAGGTCGACTCGCACCGGTTGGCTGCGAAGCTCTTGGCCAGCGGCACGGTCGGTGGTGTGGATCGGCTGGCGCGCTCCGACCGCCGGCACTCGTCAACCTCAGACGAGTGGGATTCGGACATCTTCGCTCTGAACGCACCCGGTGGGGTGGTCGATCTCCGCACAGGGCGTCTGCGCGTTCACGATCGTGCTGACCGGATGACCAAATTGGCGACGGCCACGCCACGTGGAGACTGTCCGCGCTGGCGCTCGTTCCTGGATGACGTGACGGGTGGCGACCAGGACTTGCAGGCCTACCTGCAGCGTATGGTCGGCTACTGCCTGACGGGGGCGACCAGTGCGCATGCGCTGTTCTTCCTGTACGGCACTGGCGCCAACGGCAAGTCAGTGTTCGTGAACACGCTGGCCACCATCCTGGGTGACTACGCCACCAGCGCTCCCATGGACACGTTCATGGAAGCCCGGGGTGATCGCCATCCGACCGACCTGGCAGGTTTGCGCGGCGCGCGTTTTGTCGCGTCCATCGAAACCGAACAGGGGCGCCGTTGGAACGAGTCGAAGGTCAAAGCCATCACCGGTGGCGACAAGGTCTCGGCGCGCTTCATGCGCCAGGACTTCTTCGAGTACATCCCTCAGTTCAAGTTGGTGATCGCTGGCAACCACAAGCCCTCGATCCGCAACGTCGACGAGGCCATGAAGCGGCGCCTGCACCTGATTCCGTTCACGGTGACGGTGCCCCCCGAGCGACGCGATGGCCAACTCACCGAACGGTTGCTGGCCGAACGTGACGGAATCCTGGCGTGGGCGGTCGATGGCTGCCTGGCATGGCAGCGTGATGGCTTGCGGCCACCAGCCTGTGTCGTGTCGGCCACCGAGGAGTATTTCGAAGCAGAGGACGCACTGGGTCAGTGGATCGAGGAGCGCTGCCTCCTCTCCAAGAGTCACCGTGAAGGCGTGTCCGAGTTGTTCACCGACTGGCGCGAATGGGCTGAACGGGCCGGTGAGTACGTCGGTTCGGTCAAGCGCTTCGCAGAGCTCATGGCCACTCGCAAGTTCGAGAAGTGCCGTTTGACCGGAGGTGCGCGGGCGCTGGCGGGTATCAGCCTGCGTCCGAAGCCTTACGGGGGCGGCTATCCCTACAGAGATGACTGATGCGGGGTCGAGTGACGGATTTGACAGGTCTACTGATTAACCCCTTACGCGTGCGCGTACGCACACGATAGAGAGATGTCCGGCCAACCCGTCAGATCCGTCACTCGCCCCAGAAATGGAGCAAGAAATGAATACGAAGATTCTGGCCCTCGATCTGGGCACCCGTACTGGCTGGGCGTTACTGGACACGGACGGGACGATCACGAGTGGCACTGAGCAATTCAAGCCGCAGCGGTTTGAAGGCGGCGGAATGCGCTTCCTTCGCTTCAAGCGCTGGCTGGCTGAACTGCTCACGGCCTGTGACCACATCAACGCGGTGTATTTTGAGGAAGTCCGTCGCCACGCTGGGGTGGACGCCGCGCACGCCTACGGTGGCTTCATGGGGCACCTCACGGCTTGGTGCGAAAGCCACAACATTCCGTACCAAGGCGTACCGGTGGGCACGATCAAGAAGCACGCGACCGGCAAAGGCAACGCTGGCAAGGACGAGATGATCCTGGCCGTCAGGCAACGCGGTCACAGCCCAGGTGACGACAACGAAGCCGACGCGCTGGCCATCCTGCATTGGGCCATCGAGACGCAGGAGGTGTGACGTGAAGGTTCCAACACATCAATACCGCTGCCCCCTCGGACGTCTGCAGCCACAAGCCATGGATCTGGATGCCATCAAGGAACGAGGGTGGCGCGAGCAGGAGATCCTGGTGGTCAACGCGTCAGATGAACGTCTGGACTTCCTTGAGAGGGAGTTCGTGCGCCGCATCGGCAAACGACTGTACGGAGGGCAACGTCATGACTAACCGAACCCCGTGGACGATGGAGGACGTGGCCGCACGTTTTGAGGACGCAGCCACCACCGGACGACGGCTGCCCCCGGTGCGTGTGCAGGGCTACTTCAACTGCTGGCCTGCGTTTGTCCGTACCGAGTGGGAGGCCTTCGCTGCGGATGAGAAGACGTTTAAGCCTTTCCCTCCGAGCCCTGAGGCGATCGACAGGATGCTTGAGACGATGCGTTGGGTGCAGTGGCTGGAGGTCGAGCAGCGCCATCTGGTGTGGATGCGGGCCAAGCGCTATGGCTGGAGGGAGATCACGATCCGCTTCGCCTGCGACCGTACGACGGCGTGGCGGCGTTGGCAGCGGGCGCTTCAGACAGTAGCTGATCAGCTTAATGCTGGCGTGATCGCGTAGGAATTTGGCGTGATTTGGCGCGGATGGGCTGCCATGCGCGCGTATCCAAGGCCCAGTGCGGATTTTGCTGATGCAACAAAACCGGTCGATTGGGCATACAGTGACGGCTATGGTCGCGAAAGATGCGTGACCGAGAGGGAGGGCCCAGGTAAAAGGGGTCCTTCCTCGCCAAAATCCAATGCGGGGGGCGCGAGCGCGACGCTTTTTTAGCGTCAGGGCGCGGGCAAGGTTACCACCCGGCCAGGTTACCGGCCTCGGTTACCACCCGCCAGTGCGCAGTTACCACCCCTGCGAACATGATTCATCCAACCCGTCCAGCGGCAGCGCTCGGCGGGTTTTGTTTTTGGGAAATCCACTTTGAACACGCTCAACGTCGAGTACCGCAAGGTCGAGGCGCTGATTCCCTACGCCCGCAATCCGCGTACACACGCCGAGAGCCAGATTGCCAAGATTGCGGCCAGCATCGTCGAGTACGGCTGGACGAACCCGATCCTGGTCGATGGCGACAACGGCATCATCGCCGGGCATGGGCGTCTGGC